GATCCAGCAACTAAGTTAAGTGATTAGATGAGGCATTATCTTATGCTAAAGCTGTTATAGAAAAGGGTTTTTCTTCCACAAAATTAGATTTTCAAACAATGGAAAGTATTGCTACTAGATTTGAGGAAGATAAAAGTAGTGGTGTAGATAAAAGAACTACAGGATTTCTTCAATTAGATAAATATCTTACTGAGGGATTAAAAGCAGGACAAATAACTACAGTGGCAGCTTTAAGTGCAATGGGAAAGAGTTCATATGTACTGTCAATGATGAAAAATCTTGCTAATTTGGGGATACCATCTGCACAGTTTGCATTAGAAATGAATTCTATGTCACTTTTTGCTAAATTACTTGCATTTAATACAAGATTACCAATCTCTCAAGTAATTAAAAATTCTGATAAATTATCAGAAGAAGATAGAGAAATATATGAGGTAGAAATATCTCGTTTGAGAAGAAATAAACATATTTTCCTTAATGATAAACCTTCTCAAAATATTTCTAGTGTAAGGGAACAAGTGATGATACTTCAGGATTTTTTATATCCTAATGGAGGAGATGGCTATATAGTTGTTCCTATTGACTTATTTGGTAAATTAAGAGATTTTCAGGGAAGTGACAATTTTGCAAGAGATTATGAAAAGAAATGTAATGAAGTTCAAATAATGGCACGGGAACTTGGGGTACATTTAATCTTGGTAGCACAAATAAATAGAGAGGTTAGTAAACGAAAGAATAAAAGACCTACAATGAATGATTTGAAAAATGCTCATGCTTTAACAGAAGTATCAGATCTTATTTTAGGGATACATAGACCATTTTATGATCCAGAAACTGCTTTAAAGTATAACATAGCATATGGATTGTCATTACAAGAAGAAGATTATGATGATTTTGATGATAATATTTCTTTTGATATTGAGGAGCTTGCTGATGAAAATCCAGATAAAAATTTAGCTGAAGTAATTATATTAAAGCAAAGAATGGGAATAAATAATATACTTATTAATTTTCATTTTGATTCAAATACTACTTGTTTTTACCCTGTAATAGATAATTATCAATTGAAATTGAATGAAAAAAAATTTGATGATGATGGATAAATGTTTTTGATTTAAATATAAAATTTATATATTTATTTTAAATATTATTACTTCAGGAGGCTAATATGTCTATACTAACTATAGTAGGTTTGTTTTTAGGTATACTTTTTTTGTATAAATTATTTTTAATATTAAATAATAAAAAATACTATAATGATCTTAATGAATCTGATATTAAGTATAATAAACATAGTAGGTTTATAAATATAAATTTAAAATAATATTATAATATAAGGAAGTTTTTAATGAAGATAAAATCTTGCCCATTTTGTAAAAATGATGAAGAAGGTAAATTATATGTAACTGATTTTACAGATGATTTAACACCTTCAACAGTATATTGGGTAGAATGTGGTGGTTGTGAAGCATGTGGACCTGCTTGCTTTTCTAAAGAAGAAGCTATTAATTATTGGAATAAAGCGAAAAGATAATATTTAATTTCTAAAAATATACCAATCATACCTAAAAAATACCTTAATTATATTATATTTTTTCCTAAATGGTAAAATAAATTATGAGGAAAATATATAATATGATAAAAAATATTTCTGCAAAGGTAAAAAATAATCTCTCTAATATGCTCTCTAATAAGTTTTCTAATAAGTTTTCTAATAAAGAAAATTTATTAGAAAATATTCCTGTTCAGCCTACAAAACCAAATAATATTCATACTAAATCTCTTCTTGAGGAGGAAGATAATAAAGTAAGAATAGTTGTGAATAAAACAGTTAGAACGAAGTATAAAATAGGTTGGATAAATAAAATTAGAAAAAATCCAATTGTTGAAATTGTGATTCACGGAACTGCTGGTGGAAGAACAGTTCAAGGATTATTATATTGGATGTATAATTGGGGAAGACCTAGATATCCTGAAGGTATAGGTTTGTTTCATTATGCAATTGGACGGGGAGATAAAGATGAACCTGATGGCTTAGTTGTTGAAATATTAGATCCAGAATATTGGGTATATCATTCTACATCATCATATAATGATTATACTAGTATAGGTATAGAACTTCTTAATACATCTAAATCAAATAGAGATCCATATACAGATAAACAGTATGAATCTTTATTTTCATTAATATTTGATCATCTTATGGTACTTTATCCTTCAATTACAAGAATAACTTCACATAGATATAATATTTGGCGTTGGAATAGTAAAAAAATAGCACAAAAAAATGATAGAAACTGTCCAGGAAACTTTGATTGGTCAAGATTAGATAAAGAGCTTAAAAAACGAAATTATACTTTTAAAATTGATGGGAATTTAAGATACAATATTATTAAACCTTTTGATGATTCTAATAAAACGAAACCCATAGAGCCAGATAATATAACAGGTATGGGATAAAATTAAATTAAAGGAGATAGGTTATGGCAGAAGAAGAGCTGAAAGTATCTCTTTCAGATAAACAATTAAAAGGATTGGAGATATTAAGTGAAATGGATTCTGCGAGATTATTATCAGAAACTTCCTTAACTCCAAAATGTTCTTGGGTAGGAAGAGCATTTCAATGGATTGACGATAATATACTTAGTAAAACATCTAGACTTTGGATGTATTTATTAGAAATAGTAGGTCTTGTTTGTATAAGTATAATTTTGAGTAAGGTAGATAATGGTTTACTTTTGATTTCTGAAGCTAAAACAGAATTAGATATACAAAAGGCAAAAATGTATGTTGATGCTCTTATTCAGTTAGCACCTGCTCTTGCAAGTATGATTGCAACAATATGTGGAGCTCTTCCTCTAGCTATTGGAGCGTTTAGATCCTTAAAGAGTAAATGGGAATTGAATTCAAACAAAGAAGAAGTAGTTTAACATTAGATAATGAATATTTTTGAAAAATTAAAGGCTAAGTTTGATTTAGAAAATGGTTGGATACCTTTTGTAAATGAGCAGTTAAAGTGGGGTACGGCTTTTTTTGTAAGAATAACTGCTATTGTTCTTACAATGCTTTTTGTTTTATATTTAGTTAAATGGTCTAATATTATAAAAGAATTAAGATCAATTATTAGTGGTAAAGAAAGAATACATGTAACATCAGAAGGATCTGATATTATTTCTTCACCAGATATTAATTATGAAAAGGATTTAAAGGGTTTGACTAGTGTTATAAAAATGTTGGAAAATAAGAAAAAGATAAAGAAGGGAGTAGATGAAAAGGAAAATAAAGATACTAAATAGTTTTTTATTATTTTTCTTCATTGTACCTATTTATGCAGATTATATACTTACAGATAAACAATATGAGGCAGTTCTAGAGCAATTAAAAAGAGATCAACAAATAATAAAAAATAATAATATTCGTTGGGATAAATTAAAAAAGAGTAAACCTAAAATTACATATGAAATAATTGATGATCAAGTTGTAATACAAAGTATAGAAATACCGGTATATAATACAAAACCAATAGTATATAAAGTTAAATTTAAAGTAGAGCCAGAAAAAGATCCATTAAAATATTTTCCTTTAACATTACAACTTTGTGGTATATTGGAAACTATTGCAATTACAGATTTTAAGGTAGGTTTACAATTATTTAGTTTAGCCCCAATAAAAATAATAGTATTGCGCAATCTTGGAATTAATATATTAGCAGGTATAAAGTCTTCTGGAATATCAATTAGTTATAGATTACCAAAACCTCTTAAAAACACATCTATCCATATTTATACAGGATTTTCATATACAGAAGTAAGAGAAGTATTTGGTGTAGGAATAAGTTTAAATTTTTAGGTGATGCAAATGAATTTAGGAAGTAAACTGTTAGATCCTTCATATATTCCATCTGAAGATGCAATTGATTTTAAAGAAAAAAATATTTCTTTTGATGTATCTTTGCGGTGTCCTGTTAAATTTACGGATGATCCATTAGAATATGCGGAAGGTTTTTTAAAATATAAATTAAAAAGTGTGCAGAAGACTATATTAATAGATTTATTTTCTGTAGATAAAAAGGGTAAACCTGTCTACAAAGAAGCTGTTGTTATATCTGGAATGAGATGCCTTGAGGTGGGAACTGAAGTTTTAATGTATGATGGTACTCTTAAAAAGATTGAAGATATAAAACTTGGTGAGTTTGTAATGGGTCCGGATTCTAAACCAAGAGAGGTTTTGGATACATCAAGGGGAATTTCTGAATTGTTTGAAGTACATCAATCTTGTGCAGATACATATGTGGTTAATGAGAATCATATATTATCTTTAAAGAAAGCTCAATCATGCAAAAATGCTATATCGGATAAGCAACCGAATGGGCATTATCCAAATGAACCTGATCTTGTAAACATACCAATAAAAGAATATATAGCAAAATCAGATAAATGGAAGTACTTTTTTAGAGGGTATAAAGCGGGATTAATAGAATTTTCTGAACAATTTGTACCGGTTGATCCATATTTATTGGGAATATGGTTAGGTAATGGTTCAAATTATGCTATAAAAATTTGTAATATTGAAAATGAAGTTGCAGCTTGGTTGCATAAATTTGCTGCTAAGAATGATTTTTTGATACATGAATATAAGAAGAAAGGTACTACTGCAATTGATTATACTATTTCAAAGAAAAGAATTAGATTTTTTCACATAAACCCATTATTAAATGCATTTAGAAAACTAAATTTAATGAAAAATAAACATATACCTCAATGTTATATTTCAAATAGTAAGGAGATTAGATTAAAAGTTCTTGCTGGACTACTTGATACAGATGGATATTATGCGAAACATGGATATGAATTAGTATTGGCTAATGAAAGATTAGCTAGAGATGCTAAAAGATTAGCAGATACTCTTGGATATAGAACTAGTATTAGAAAAAAGCGGACAACAAATCAAAATAAGGATTTTGAGGGAGTAGCGTGGAGACTTTTAATATATGGTAATGTATGGGAAATTCCCTGTAAGGTAGAGGTAAAGAAATACAAACATACAGGAAAATATTCTAATAAGGAAAATTATTTATCCTCTCTTGATATTAAATCGATTGGGTGGGGTGAGTATGCAGGGATTGTTGTAGATAAAGATAGTTTGTTTTGTCTTTCTGATTGTACTACTGTGCATAACTCAGGTAAATCGGTTTTAGGTGGTATAATAGGATCTTTTTTGTTACAAAAATTATTGGGTATGGATGATCCTGGAGAATATCTTGGACAATTACCTGGACAAAAATTTTCTGCGGAATATATAGCAACAAGCGAACAACAAAGTAGACAAACAGCTTTTGCTAGTTTTGAAACTAATATAACTACAACACCCTGGTGGAAAAAATATATATCATATTTGCTAGATAGAGAGACTACAGAGGGAAAAGAAACACTATTCCAACACCATGTACGAAGTGTTACTTTTCCAGAGAAAAATTTGGAAGTTTTAAGTTTACATAGTAACAGTGCTTCAATAGCAGGACTTACAGCTTTTTTTGTTTGTTTTGATGAGATGTCTCGATTTGATGTAAGTGAAGGAGAAATTCAGCAACGAAGTGAAAAAAGATCAGCTCAAGCTGTTTATTATACAGCAGCTCGTGCAGCTAAAACGTTAAAAGACTTTTCTAAAATTCTTACTATTACCTCTCCTATGTATGAAACAGATTTTGGAATGCAACTATTATATATGGCTAATGTAGTAAAAGGAGGGATTGGGCTTAAAACTATAAACGCTCTTCGAGAAAGATATACAACTAGAGTTTCAAATTTAATTGGATATCATTATAGCACATTTGAAGCAAATCCTTGGACTGCAGAAGATCCTACTGGTTTTACAGAGGAAGATTTTCAAACTGAAAGATCAAATTATCTGACATACATGCGAGATTATTTAGCTATACCACCATCTGCAGTTAGTCCTTTTTTTGATTTACCTGAAAGAATTAATAATAGTGTGGCTTTGGAGTATAATCCTATAGTTACATTTAGTAATGAAATAATGTCAGAATCTGTTGGTTATGAAACGAGGAATTATATTGGGAAAAAAATATATGTTGTAAATCCCAATAAAGTTCAAAAATATTTTGTCTGCTGTGACCAAGGAGCTGTTAAAGATAGTTTTGCTGTAGCAATGGGGCATGCGGAAGAAACTACTGTAAAAATACCAGATGCGCATGGTAGTGTGACTGATGTGGTGCGCCATAAAATTATTGTGGATTTTGTAGAGGCATGGAAGCCTAATAAAGAAGAACGAGTAACTGTATCTTTTCAGAATGTAGAGGATGCAATTAGGACTTTAAATTCCTACTTTTATATAGATAAAGTAGTTTTTGATAATTGGCATTCTACTGAAAGTATTGAGAGGTTATTTTCTGAGGGTGTTATTACTAGAAAATTAGGTGCTACTTTAGAAATGTATGAAACTATGAAACTTTTATTATATAGTGGTATGATTGAATTACCAGATAATGATTTGTTATTAGCAGAGCTACGTCAATTAAATATAATAAAAAGTAAAAGAATAGATCACCCTTATGGAGGGTGTTTTACAGGGGATACTAAAATTAAACTTATTGATGGGACACCTATTTCTATTGAAGAGTTAGCAAAAAAAGGAAAAAGGCATGAATTTTTTATATATTCTTCAACATCTACTGGAGACACAGTTGCTACGTGGGCATATAATGCACATATGACTAAGAAGGCACATGATCTTATTCGAATTGAATTAAGTAATGGGGATTGTGTAAAATGTACCCCAGATCATCTTTTTAGATTAAAAGATGGTTCATATAAAGAAGCAAAATTACTTAAAATGAATACTTTATTATTATCTATGTATCCTGAGAAACAGCAAAGAATTAGTAATATATCTTACATTTTTTCAAAGAAAAGTATACCAGTTTATGATATTACTGTTCCAAGATATTCTAATTTTGCCTTAGATTCTGGAATATTTGTTCACAATAGTAAAGATTTAGCGGATGCTGTTGTTCGTGTAATTTGGTGTGTTTATTTAGATTCAATTAGAGATGCAGTACATGGTAAATTTATATTACCTACAATTGAAAAATTTCCTACAATACGATCTGTTGCTAGCTCCTATGACATGCTTGTAAATAGTATACAAGACGGCCTATCTCAACATTATGGTGTATTTAGAAAATCTAAAGGTGGTGGAGGTGTATTTGGTAAATCTACATTTATAGAACCTAATGTTATTTCAAATGTTGGGGATTCTAAATTAAAATAAGGAGATTTTAATGGGTAGAAAAACTCAAAACATAAGTCCAACAGAAGCAATGCCTACCACAATATTTTTAGTAAATGCTGCATCTGCAGGAGAAACAAAAGAATATAAATTTACTGATGGTTCAATTAAGTATTTTGAAAAAAGATTAAGAAATTCTTTTGATTATACTATGATTGATAATATAGGAAATGGCCAAGTTCGTGTTTCATATAATAGACCTAGTTTAAATATTACTAATTATATTAATGGGGCAAAGACTCTGAAGGCAGGGGATTCAATTTATATAGAGGAGTCTGTCTGGTTTGTAAAAATTTATTATATAGAAAATTCTACTGTAGAACTCATTCTTAAATCTGATAAAGATATTTAATATCATATTAAAATTCTTTATTAAATACATCATACTGGCTTAAAATTATAACTAAAAAAAGTATCTTTTTTGTTTGAGGGATAAAGAAAAATGAATCATCCATTTTTGAAAAAAATACAGAATAAATATAATTCATCAAAAAATGATTATACTAAAAATATTGAGGAAAACACAACTTCTTCTGATAAGAAAGAGATTTGTTTAAATAATAGTACTTTTATAGAGGAAAATTATTTAATGCAACATCCTGATAGTACTTTAGAAAAAACATTAACATATGAAGAAAATCTTTTAATGCAACTATCCTTAGAAAAACAAAAGACGCATGCACTTGTGTTAGATAAATTAACAATTTTATTGCAAAGTAAAAAGTTAATTATTCAAAATTATGAAATGCGTATTAAACAAATTAATGATGAAATAAATATTATAACAGAGCAAATAAAACAAAATCAAGATACATTGAAGAATGTAAAAGAGGAACATATAGAATTAGTTAATAAACTATCAAATAAATACGCATTATCATCTGGATGGAAATTTGATTTAGAGACGGGTAAAATTACGTAAAGATTGAAGAATATGAATGAATATGATTATACGAAGTACAGCAGCAAAAATTGCTATCAGCAGACGAGTAACAGGTATATCAGAGGGAGATGTAGGAACTTGGAGATTTGAATTTTTTAATGTAACACAAGATTTGATAAATGATGGAAAGTTAGTATTAGCTGAAACGCCAATTGAAGAAACAGAAATGATTAAGTTAAATGGATTAGAAATGGTTAATCATCCAGATTGGGATTATCAAATGAGTGGGAATGAAGTAATTTTTGCAGATGATATAAATTTAACTGTAGGTGATACTATTAGGGTACGTTATAAAGCCTAATACCATATAAATATGAGATGAGTGATAAGATGAAGAGATATAGATTATAATCTAAATTTCTTTAAGGAGAAAATAAAAATGGGATCTAGGTTAACCCATGATCAATTCTTACAAAAATTAAAATTAAAACAATCAAATATAATAGTATTAAGTAAATATACATATTCAGATAAATATATTCAAGTACAATGTAATAGATGTAATCATATTTGGAGAGTTTTACCAAGAAATTTATTAACAGGTACTGGTTGTCCTAACTGCGCTATTACTAAAAAATTGAGTCATGATCAATTTCTTGAGAGAATGTTGAGATTAAATCCTAATATAAAAATATTAGGAAGATATATAAATATGAAAACAAAAATATTAGCTAAGTGCTTAATTTGTAGTACGGAATGGTTGGTTGCTCCTTCAAAATTATCTATTGGTAGAGGTTGTCCTACATGTGCTTGGAAAGATAGATCTAATAAATGGAGATTATCTCATGAAGAGTTTATTAAAAATATGAAGAAAAAAAATTCTAAAATAAAAGTTATTAGTAAATATAAAAAAATGACTGCTTCAATAGATGTTAAGTGTACTATATGTAATTTTGTATGGAGTCCACGTGCACAGGATATTTACTATAGAGGTAACGGTTGCCCTAGATGTCGAATATCAAAAGGTGAGCGTAGTGTAGAAGATTGGCTTGTGGAAAATAATATTGAATTTGAAGTACAAAAAAGATTTAAAGATTGCAAGGATCAAAGAATTTTACCGTTTGATTTTTATATAGAATCACTAAATACATGTATAGAATATCAAGGAGAGCAGCATTATAGAAAAAAGAAGTGGAATTGGAAATTTGATTTAAATTATATACAGAGACATGATAAGATAAAAAAAGACTATTGTAATAAGAACAATATTAGATTATTAGAAATAACATATAAAGATGAGCCATATGAAAAACTAACTAAATATTTTAGGATAGGAGGAGTATTATGAGCTCTACAAAAATACGTGGTAATACCCAAATAATGGATTTTACTGTTGATTTAGATAGATTAAAAAAACCCTTTCTTACAACATCAACAGGTACACCGGTTGATTGGAATATTACTAATGGAAATAATGATGCTTTAATTACAGGTTTAAAAACATGTACCCAAGCTAAAGATGCTGCTAATAAGGAATATGTTGATAGTGTGGCAGCAGGTATTGACTGGAAAGAAAGTAGTCAGTTTACTACCCTTACGAATATTACTGGAGCAGTGTATACATCTACTGGGGGTGTATCTAGCACTGGTGCATTTACAAATGTAGATTTAACAAGTACTGGTATATTTGATTTTGGTGCGCATTCAGTTGCAGTTGATGATAGGGTTCTTGTAAAAGATCAAACAGATGCAAAGCAAAACGGTATTTATGTTGTTACTTCTACAGGGACTACTGGTGGTTTAGTAAGAGCTCCAGATCATGATGGATTACCAGGTAGTGAAGTATCTGGTGGTAATGCAACATTCATTGAAAATGGTGATACTTATGCCAAAACTGGTTGGGTTCTTCAGGGTGATGGGGAATTAACTCTTAATACAGATGATCTTGTATGGGTGCAATTTTCAGGCGCTGGTTCATACACAGCCGGTGATGGTTTAGATTTAACAGGTACTACATTTTCAGTAGATGTTACTGATATTATTGGTGAAGGTCTTACTGAAAGTAGTAATAATATTGATATTGCTTGGGGTGGTACTGGTGGTAATTATGGAACTGCTACTACGGTTGCAAGATCTGATCATACTCACTCTTTTGCTACTTCATTAGACAGTTTAACAGATGTTGATGTTACTGGTGCAGTCGCAGGTGATATTCTAATTTTAAGTGGTGATGGTACTTGGTATGATAGAACATTATCTGGAGATATTACTGTATCATCAACAGGTGTTGTTGAAATACAAGATGATTCTATTCAAGAATCAGATATTGATTGGGGATCTGGAGCAGATCAAATTGATGCCACAAGCATTCCTTTAGATTCTGGTGGAACATATTCAGGATCAGCTACTAATGTTCAAGATGCTCTTGAAGAGCTTGAAGGGGCTCAAGCTAAATGGACAACAATTGTTGTTCCAAACGGCTCAAATCCAGTAGCTGATGCTGCATCGGATACTTTAACACTTCAAAGTAGTTCTGGTGCTGTTATAATAACAGGTTATGATGATCCAGAAATAGTAGATTTTGATGTTCAAGTAGATGATTTATCTATTGAAGTAACATCTACTGGATTACAAGTTAAAGCTGATGGTATAAAAGATACTCATATTGATTGGGGTACAGGAGCAGGCCAAGTTAGTGCAACTGATATACCTGTTGCTACAACAAACTTTGATGGTATTCTTAGTGGTGCTGATACTACAGTATTAGCTGCATTAGAAACCATAGATGATCATAATCACGATGGTACTTATACTGACGAAGCATTTAAAACAATTGTACCCACAACTGGTGAGAATGTTGTTGCAGATACTATTGAAGATACCTTAACATTACAAAGTAGTAGTGGTGTAGTTGTAATTACTGGTAATGCTGCGGGAGATTCTCTTGATTTTGATGTTGCTGCTGATAGTATAGATGAAACCCATATTGATTGGGGTTCAGGAGCTAATCAAGTAGATGCATCTAGTGTACCAATAGATTCTGGTGGTACTTATGGTGGATCAGCTACAAACATTCAAGATGCATTGGAAGAGTTAGAAGGTCTTATTCTTGGTACTAAGGTATTTAATGAAAAGCCTACTGTGACTCATAGTAATCCAAATGTAACATTAAATAATACTCCAGTAGCAGGAACTGTGAGGGTATATTTAAATGGTTTGCGCCAAGTTGATCCTGATGATTATAGTATTTCTGGAACAACTATTACATTTACTGATAATCTATTAACTACACCAGGTCAAAGCGATGTAGTTATAGTAGATTATTGCTATTGATACTAGCATATAATGTATATTT